ATCTGGAGGAGCCGCGCGGAGAACGGGGCGTCGGCCGCTTTGTTCCTGTTGCAATACATCCGCCAGACGTCGAGATCCTCGGCGGTCGGGTCCTTGAGGAGGACCGTCCGCTTCCACGCCCGGCAGAAGTAGGGCATCGGGGCGCCGGTCTCACCGAGCGCGAGGAGATCGTCGAACGTCGTGATCGTCGTCATGTCAGGAGGTCCCTGTGAGTTGGAACGAGCAGGAGCCGGAAGAAAACTCTCCCTTCCTGCCGGAGTGACTCCAGCGGGTGAGGATCGCCTCTCCGGAGTAAGTGTTCCCGGGGGCCGAGAACGTGAGCAGTCCGCGCATGCCGACATCCTGGATCGAGAACGAAGGCGGCCCCCAGAACTGGAAGGCCGCCGTCGCCGATTCGACCGAGGTGCAGTCCCATTCCTTGACGACCCGCGAGGACATTCCGTAGCCGACCACCTGGCTGTTGCCGTGAGTGACGTCCTGGAGTTGACCCGCCTGCGCCTCCGAGTCAAACCCGGTCAGCGCGCCGATCTGGACGCCGGCGAATGTGACGATGCACGGATGGGAACTTGGGGGCAGGGGCACGGATCACCCCCGGATCAGCTCAGGACCTGCTCGAACGTGGCCGAGCCCTCGACGAACGCGCCGGTCTTCCAGCTGATGCTCGACGCCGTGCAGCGGTAGGTGCCGCTGCCGCCGGTCGTGGTGAGCGTGCCCTCGGCGCCAGCGGCCGGCCCGTCGGAGCTGCCGTGGGCGCGGAATTGAATCGTGAACTTGAGCGGGTCCGCAGGCTCCTTGAGCGGGGCATTCGCGTAGACCTTCTCGCTCCCGTCGGCAAGGTCGAGCGTCGAGAGGTCGACCCGCTCGCGGCTCGGGGCCGAGCCCTCGTGCGAGATGTCGATGCACTTGAAGGTTTCGCCGGCGAAGGAGAACGTCGTCCCCTGCGAGCTGATGAAGGTCACGGGATCGGGCATGGTTTACTCCTCCCAGGTGATCGCGTAGGTCTGTTCGACGATGTAGGTCGGGACGTCGCGGCCTTCGAGGAACACCGCGTCGCCGTCCTGCTGGCCGGTGATCGTCGTCTCGTGAATCTTCAAGTCGCCGACGAGGCCGGTAAAGTTTCGGAGCGCGGCCCGGATCAGCCGGGCGAGCTGCTTCGCCTGGAGGTAGCCGTCGGCGCAGATCGACACGGAAAACGTGCCCTGGACCAGGGTCGAGGAGCCGAATCCCTCGTCGAGCGTCTGGAGGTCCTCCTGCCCTGCCTGGCCGTACATGACGAACGGCGGCAGGACGCCCTCCGGCACCGCCAGCGGGTAGGCCGGGCACCCGGCCGCGTCCTCGATCGCGTCGCGGAGCCAGCCCTCGGCATAGTTCGTGGGGATCGGCATCGGTTCACCTCTTGCGGCGGAAGCCGGGGGCGCCGCCCGGGTTCTTCCCGGCGGCCAATTCGACACAGGCCCGATCGAGGGCCTTCCTCATCTCGCCGACGAGCATCTTCGACGCCGGCTGTTTCACCTGGGCGTAGGTCCGCTCCATGATCTTTCGCGGCTCGATCTGGGCGGTCCCAAACTCCAGCCAGATCGCCTTCCGGCTCTCGGTGCCGTACTTGTAGCCCAGCCTGCCGATCACGAATCCGTCGCGGTTCTTGCCGATGTACTTGGAATTCACGGTCGCCGCCCGGCGGAGGTTTCCGGCGATGTTCCGGATCTTGCCGGAGCCCTTCGTGAACCGGCCGCGCGTGTCGCGGGTCACCGCCGACGCGCGGAGCGTCTTCTTTCGCTTCGGGGTGTTTTTCCGCAGGACCGGGACGCCGGTCTTGAGCGCTCGTTTCATCGCGGCGCCGAGATGCTTCTTCGCGATGTGCCGCGGCAGCTCGTCATAGCGGGACATGATCGCCCCCACCTCGCCAGACATACCCCGCCAGTTGAGCGCGATCATGTGGCCTGTTCCTCGACGGTCAGCTCGTGTTCCTCGCGGGCGCCCTTCTCGACGACCGCGGAGATGTAGAGGATCCGGTCCGCGCGGCTCACCCACCGCAGCCGCCAGTTGCCGCGGAGGCCCTCGACGTAGCGGATCCGGACGGTCGCCTGGGTCGAGCCGCCGATCTGGCCGCGCCGCTGCTGCTCCGAGTAGCTCACCGCCTCATAGGAGCCGTAAACGCGGCCGACCTCGCTCCACGCCTGGACGCTCTCGCCGAGGGCGTTCCGGGTCTCGGTCGGCGATTCGATCGCGAACACCTCGCGGAGCAGTCCGGACGGGAGACCCATGTCACCATCCCCCATCGTGGGATTCGCTGGCGAGCAGGGCCTCGAAGGCCTGCGGCAGCTCGGCCGCCGTGTCCTCCGCCAGGACGCCGCGGTTCTTGAACAGATGCTCGACGTACATCAGCAGGGCCGCGCGGAGCTGCGGGGCGACGGGCGTCCCCGGGGCCACGCCCCCCCAGTAGGTCGCGACGACCTTCCCGGCCACGCCGGTCGGGAGTTTCACCGTCGCCGGCATCGCGTCGGCGTCGACCTCGAGGTCGCCGGCCGCCACGGCCACGCCGTCCACCGAGACGGCGAGCGGGTAGGTCTCATTCATGAGCAGGGGCGGGGCTGGGAGCGTCAGGACCGGCGGGGCCGTCGCCCAGGTCGCCCGGTACTGGGTCGCGACGAGCGTCTGGCCGAGCCGCCGCTCGATCAGCCGGCGACCGGCGGCGATCTTCCCAAGGAGGAGCGTATCGTGGTCGGCCTGGTCGGGCATCAGGCCGACCTGGGCCTTCGCCTCGACGAGGCTCACGGGCTCGATTACCGGCCACTGGATCACGCGGAGGGTGTCTGGTTTCATGCCTGGTTCACCGAGTGGATGTAGTTCGGCTGGGCCGTCGTCAGCGTCACGGTGCCCCCGAGGAAGAGGTCGGCATAGACCATGCCTCCGATCACGTTTTCGTGCCAGCACTCCAGCCGGAACGAACGCGGGTAGACGATGAAGCGGTTGTCGAAGTCGAGGCCAGAAAGCCCGTAGAACGTGGCCGGCGTAAACGTCAGCGTCACCACCCGCCGGCCGGAGCCGTCGGTCGTGATCGTCTTCGGAATGGCGATTGAATAGAAGGGCTCGCCGACCTGGAAAGCTGGCGGATTGTTGTTCATCGCGGAGGCTTCGGCGTAACAGCTCCAGCCTGAGTAGTTCAGGCCGGCGACGAACGTCACGGTCACGACAACGCTCGCGCCGTTGCGGACGAGGTCCACCTTCGCCGACCCCATGCCGCGGAGCGGCGTGACGATCAGGTTCTTCGCGGCGGTGTTCGGCTGGGCCGGGATCGGCACGGGTCACCTCGTTTCGATCACGACCGACTCGACCGCCCGCTCGACATCGAGGCCCGGGATCCGCGGGGCGGCCTTCACCGGCTCCGCGACGCCGGCCTCGACGAGCGTCTTCGCCAGCCCGGCCGTCGCCTGGATTACCTCGCCGCGGCGGTAGCCGCGGTAGTTCCTGGTCAGGCGGAGGGGCTCGGTCTGCATGGGGCCTCCGGATACGGGGCGGCCCGGGGGCTGGCATCCCTGCCGGCCCCCGGGCCTGGTTTGCACTCACGCGGTCAGGTTCAAGCCTTCGCCAGCCGGCCGACGAACTCGGGGCCGTGGTTGCTCACACCGACCCGAGTCGAGGCGACGTAGAGAACTTGCCGGCTGCGGACGAGCAGCTCGCGGGCGACGTTGATCTCCAGCCCGGTGTCCTTGATGCCGACCGCAGTCGCCATCGAGAAATCGCCGAACAGGGCGAGCGTCGACGCCGGGAGACCCTTCACGAGGTACACCGGGGCACCCATGATGGTGGGAACGATCCGGCCGCCGCCGACGACCATCGTCGTCTGCTGCGACGCCCAGAGCTTCATGAGGTCCACCCAGCCGGCCTTCGAGACCACCCAGGCACCATTTCCCATGATCGACTCGTCGACCTTGCCGACGACGTCGGCCAGATTGGCGGCCGTGGTGGAGGCCGAGGCGCCCACCGTGATCGTGTTCCCAGCCACGACCGAGGCCGCGAGGCCGGTGATCGCGGGGTTCGCGGTGTTCCCGCCCAGCCAGACCGAGTCGATCCAGCGGGCGAGGCCGTGCGAGAACCGATCCACGAGCAGGCCGGCGACGTCGACCGGGGAGTCTTCGAGCAGGGCCCGCGAGACGGGCACCGACGCCCCGCCTTCGTAGAGCGTCAGCTCGGCGCCGCTCGACGCGACATCCTGATCGGTGAACGCCACGTTCTCGGCAGCAAAGCCGAACGTGACGTCGCCCGACTTCGGGATCGACAGCTTCTGGCCCTGCGGCCGGAAGATGCTCGCGAGCTGGAGGCCGACCGACTGGTACTGGAGCCGGTTGACGATCGCGTTGTACAGCTCGGTCACGACGAAATCGTCGCCGTAGCCGTCGACGGTTTCGCCCATCGCCCGCTTCGAGAACCCGGACAGGCCGCAGAGGTAGGAGCCGACCGCCGCGGCGATCTTCACGGACCGGAAGGCCCGGACGCCGGCGCGGATGTCGACCCTGTCCGTCTCCTGGTCCGTGATCTCCGGCTTCTTCGGCTCGGAGTCGCTGGTCCTGACGGCCCGCAGCGCGGCGAGCTTGTCGTCGAGGGCCCGCTCGCCCTTCGCCTCGGCTGCGATCTCGCCGGCCCGGTTCGACAGGGCGGCGAGCCGCTCCTCGATCCGCTTCTTGTCGGCATCGTCGGCCGGGGTCACGGAACGGAGATCGTTGATCTCGTTCTCGATGGCGACGGTTTCGTCCTGGAGTCGAGCGAGCTTGGGGCTGGGCATGGTTCGCGTCCTTGCGTGCGTGGTGTTCGGGCCGACGCTCGCGAGAATGCCAGC